ATGAACGGAATCCCACGCGCTCGCTGGATCGACGAGTTCACCATGGCGATGTCGAAGCAGTTCAGCGCCGACTCGGCCGACGAGTTGGTGAGGTACGCAGAGGACGTGTGGGTGTACCGACGACACCAGTCCCCGGCCGAGGCGCTTGCGGACCAGCGCATGCCGATGTCAGAGGTTCGGTTCTGGCCCGCGCGCAAGGGCGTTGACGCTTGGCTGGAGGCTCAGGCCGGCCTGTTCATGGCGGCCGATTCGAGGAACGCCTGGGACGACTGTCAGGAAGCGGCGTATATCGCCTACGTCGAACAGCAGGGCTTCATAGATGCCGATCCGCTCGCTGCGATCGAGCAGATCTATGCGTCGTCGTCCTAGAACAAGTCGCTCTGAGCGGGCGGGGCTGGTTTCCGCTCAGCCTTCGGCATCGGCGTCGCTTTGATCTTCTCCACGGGCCACTGCTGAATCACCTGCTCGGCCTCTTCCGGTGAACCGAACAGCCAGGCCTGCTGGTCCTGCGGCTCGAGCACCGCCACCATCCGCTTCTCCGGATCGTTGGGATCTGGCTTGTGCATCCGCTTCATGGTCGGATGGTCATCCGCGTTGATCGTGATCATCGTGTAGGTGTCGAAGGTCTGGCCCGTGACCTGGTTGACCCACGCGTTCCACATGCCGGCCAGGCCGAGCGGGCTGCCGTCGGCGTTCTCGAACCGCCAGCTCACATGCGAGCCGGTTTCGTAGCAGGGTTCGTAGAAGTTCCGGACCGGAATCATGCAGCGCTTCCCGGCCAGCCACACGGGCTTGTACGTGCGGCTGACCCGCACCTTATCTTCCCAGCGTGCGTTGTTCGTCGCGTACGGATAGGTCTCGATGTCCGGCCAGTTGGTCGGCACGAGCTGCCAACGCCCGACGGCGTAGATGAGGCGGCCGGTCGCGGGGTCCGCGCGCAGAAACTGGCCCTGCTTCTTCGGACCCACGTGGTGCCCTTCGAAAAATCGAAGTGGTGGCATCGGTCCGCTCACGTCCCAGTAGTCCCAGACTTCCTGTTCAGTCGGCGAGGTGTACAGATTGCACATCCTCGAACTCTATCGTCGCGGCGCTTGCCGGCGGTGCATCCGCCCTCGCCCACCACGCCTGGTCGAACCAGTCAGAGGCGCGGATCGACCTGGTCGACCGAAGCTCCTGCCGCCCTTTGATCAGCATGCCGCGCAGATTGATCCGAGCCACCCAGGCTTTGTCCAGCGGTGGCAAGACCCAGTCGGAGCCGTCGAGGGTGGCCAGGCCGGCCAACAGCAGTGGATTGCGGTTTCGTGGATCTCGACCAGGCCGATCCGGCGTCAAGCTCAACACGCCTCGATGGAGCTCGATTAGCTTGAGGCCTGAACGCTCGAGGGGCTGACCACGTCGGCACATCTCGACAACGGCGTCCACCGGCGGTCCGACCACCCTCACCCACCACGCCTGGTCGAACCATTCAGAACTGCGGCTCGACCTGATCGGCTGATGCTCCTGTCGGCCTTTGATCAGCAGGCCGCGCTGGTTGATCCGGAACACCCACGCGTTGTCCAGCGGCGGCATGACCCACCCGAAGGATCCCTCCCGGCGTGCCACGCCGGCCAGCAACGGCGGATGGCGCCCCTGTGCGTCCCGACCACGACGGCCCGGCGCCAGGCTCAACATGCCCCGAACGGGCTGAACGAGCTTGAGGCCCTGCCTCTCGAGGCGCTGACCTCGCCTGTACATCTCGACGACATCGACCAGCATTTCATTCGGGCAGCACAGGACGCAGCCAAGCGATGGCTGCTTCTTCAGGTTCCATAGCGCGCAGGCGCGCGTCTCGCGAAAGATCGAGGGCAACGTCGTCCAGCTGCCGCGGGTCGACCGTCGGCCATTGCGCCTGCAACCGCGTCGAGACACGATGCAGCCAAGTCGTTGGCAGAAAAGACGGGGGATCCATGGCTGAAATGTACTGTACGTTTGTACAGTGCTCAAGCGGCATGACTTCCCCGTGCAGACGTCTGCAGCATCGTCGATGCTCAACTCTGCTCGCCTGATAGCCGCTGTGAAGCATCAGGGATGACCCGCCGTTTGGCAACACGGAATTTTAGGATTCCCTGCTTTTCCCTTGAGAGAAATGGACGTCAATGCCACTGACTACTTCTTGACTCCCCGGCGGACTTTCCATAGAAAGAAGTACGGGTCTTGATGCAGCTCATCTCGCTTCGCAAGATAGTCAGTGTATTGATTCGCCACAAAACCAAATCCACCAGCCGAAGCAACTGCCAGCAATCCTCCGCCGATTGATCCAGTAGAAGCAGCGGTGAATGCCAGAGCTACGGAACTCATTGCAGCACCGCCGATTTTAATTCTATGTATTCTCTGCAATGTGCGCAGTTTTCGATCCAATGCGGATACTTTAGGTTGAACAACATCATTGACAACCTCGGCAACCTGAAGGCCAGATCGCATCGCCTCGCGCACAGCCGTTCGAATACTACTGCGAAATGCTACGACAAGGTCCTCCTCATCCTTCAGCATCTTCCCCAGTTCACCGAGCGGAACCCCTTTTAAGAAAGGTATAGTCACTTCGAAAAGTGTCTCCCCATGCGCACCTGCACCTTGTACCTCTACGCGCACTGGCTTCGAGTCTGTCGCTGCGACTGAGGGCTCCCACAAATCTAGTGGCTGATCGCTATCGACGCCAATAACATGCCAATCGTTCGGTACATCGCGCCTCGTCAGAATTCCACGACTTGGCTGAAAGAATACTCGCCCGTCTTTGATTAGCGGCAACAATGCATTCATCAATGGACGCTGAGCAATACTATCCGAATAAATAAAGCACGGCGACATCATTAGATTCTCTTCATTCAGAGAATGCTGCCTTATTTGCTCGCGACTCACCACGAATCTGAGTTGCTCGCTCCCGAACATTTTTCTGTATTGATCAGGCTGCGGCAACGAAACTTTCAGCCCTCCTACAGCATTGAAGACAATCGCGGTACAGTCGTTGAGAACTAACGCCGCGGAAAGTAGCTCTTTGATCCGAGAAACATCACTTCCAACAACCGTTGACGTCAATTTATGTGGGCTTGTGAGTCGCTCATGCAACTGACGTGTTTCCTCAATGACTGCTGGATAATATTTCTCTGCACCGAGTTGAGCTGCAGCCCATAGCCGTTCGTCAGTCGTGTGCATGTGCAATAGCCTCTTGCAGTACTCCAGGTTCAGTGCGATGTGACCTCCGATTAATCCCACCAAACGTCACATGCCCAATTGTCGCAATTTCCGACAGCAAAGTGTCTCGTGAGTTCACCCCACAGGAGGCGGACCTAGCCTCTTCATGGATGCCCCCGTTCAGAACAGTCCGGCCGGATCCTGCTGCGGATCCCAGGACCAGATCACCAGCTCGCGACGGTCGACGGCCTTGCCACCACCGCCCACTGTGTAGGCGATGTCCAGCGACTCCATGTGCATCCCCTCGAAGCAGCGCCGGATGTCTGGGTGGTCATTGATGCTCATCATCGCCTTGCCCTTCAGATTGCGGAAGGCCTGGGCGATCGCTTCGTACTCCTCGAACGGGAACGGCACGCCGTAGCCCTCGGTCTGCCAGTACGGCGGGTCCAGATAGAAGAACGTGTGCGGCCGGTCGTAGCGCTCGATGCAGGCCTTCCAGTGCAGCCGCTCGACGAAGGTGCCGGCCAGGCGCAGGTGCGCGGCGCTGAGCTGCTCCTCGATGCGCAGCAGATTCACCGGGGGCGCCGTCGTCGCGGTGCCCCAAGTCTGCCCCTGCACCTTGCCGCCGAAGCACTGGTGCTGCAGGTAGTAGAAACGCGCCGCGCGCTGTACGTCGGTCAGCGTCTCCGCGGGCGTGTCCTGGATCCACTTGAACACCTCGCGGCTGGACAGCGCCCACTTGAACTGGCGCACGAACTCCTCGAGGTGGTGCTTCACCACGCGGTACAGGTTCACCAGCTCGCCGTTGATGTCGTTGATGACCTCCACATCCGCCGGTGGACGAAGGAAGTACAGCGCAGCTCCACCCGCGAAGACTTCGACGTAGCACTTGTGCGCTGGGAAGCGCGGGATCAGCAGATCGGCCAGGCGTCGCTTGCCGCCGATCCAGGGAACGATTGGGTTGGCCATGAGGCTCCAGTAAGGGTGTGGGTACACTGCGCCCCGCCTCCGGAAGGTGGCAGGGCCTTGGCTGGGCTCACAGGTATGTTCTGTGGGTCTGGTGGCCGCCCTAGTGCTCCAACACAACGGCGGCCGCCCTGTCTTTTTGAGGTAGTGCAAACGCCTGCACTGCCGGGGAACGATCGGCGGCGGCTACTTCACAGCCGGCGCCCGGGCGAGGAGCTCGGTCTTCTCGGCCGACCCGCGGCTCGATCCGAACTCGAACTGGTGCGCATCGCGCAGGCCGTTGGCGAACTGCTGGGTCAGCATGCCCAGCGGGCCGTTGAGCGCCATGATCAGCGGGTTCACATCGCCGCCCTTCGTCACGCCCAGCCACGTCACGAAGACCATCGCCGACAGGCAGGCGAGCATGCCCACCACGTCGCCGACGATCATCAGGTCCGCGCGCTTGGTCGTCCTGCCGAGCTGGGCGAGCTGCACGTCGCGCTTACGGGCGTCCTGCCGATCGGCGAGGAAGGCCTTGTCGAGGTCGGCCTCGGCCGCGATCACGGCCTGGCGGAAGGCCAGCAGCGCGGCAGGATCGGCCTGAATCGCGCTCAGCGCGGCTTGGCCGCTGTCCTTGCCGGTGACCTGCTTGGCGATGTCGATCACGGTGCTGGCGGCCTGCTCGGCCTGCTCGCTGCCAGTGATCCACTTCAGGATGCCCGGCACGAACTGCGCGAGCGCGAAGGCGGTGCTGATCGGATCCATCAGGCCTTGCCTCCCGCAGCGGCCGCAAGCTCGACGCGGTTCAGCAGCCAGCCGTACACGAAGGCTTCATCCTTTGCGCGGCGCTCGGCCAGCTCGACGTAGAAGGCGCCCTGTAGCGCGTTGAGCGCACGCAGCAGCACCACCTGTCCCTCAGCGCCGCGGCGACGCATGTACTCCCGCAGCGCCGCGATCGTCATCGGACCGATGCGGCCGTCCGCCTTCACGTCGGGATACCAGCTGCCTTCCTTGTTCAGCACGTTCAGCGTGCGCTGCAGGAAGGTCGCCGCCTGGTCGGTGCCCTGGTTCACCGCGGTGTCGAACAGCTCGCCGGCCACGGCCGGCGCTGCGCTCGCGACCTGGTCGAGCTGCAGCGCATCCCAGTACCGGCTGCGGTAGATCGCCTTGGCCTGGTCGAGGCCGAGCAGACTCATCGGGCCGACGTAGCCGAATGCGCGCGCCACCGCCTCGGTGATGCCGTACTTCGTCTGGCCGCCACTGTCGCGCGGGTCATCGCTGAATCCGGCTTCCTTGCCGAGTACCTGATTGAATGCGGTCTCGAAGTTCATCGCTGTGTTCGTCGTGGATGTCATGGTGTGGGGTGTGGAGGGCGCGGCGTCGATTACTTGCCGAGCAGTCGGCTGAACCAGTCGAACTTGATGGCGCCCAGGCCGAGCAGCGCCATCACCGCGTACATCGCGAGACGCCGCAGTCCGCGGCCGAGCTGCCGGTCGACGTAGCCGCCCCAAACGCCGACCAGGCGCTGCGCGGTGCGCTCGTCACCGAGCTGGGTCATCAGCTGCGCGGACAGGCGATCGGCGATGGCCTGCGCGTCGGCGTCGCTCAGGCTGCGTGGTTCATGCTTCGGTGGCATCGGCGCCCTCCTCTTCGTTGTCGGCCTGGTCGTCGTTCTGCTTCGGCGTGCTGGGCAGGCCACTCGCGTTCTGGTGACGCACGTCGCTGCTGAAGCGCAGTTCCTTCTCCTCGACCTTCTTGCGCCAGCTCGCGATCTGCTCGAGCACCGTGTCGGGGTTGCGTCCTGCCTTGCGGATCACCTCGACCTCGCTGATGAAGCCGGCCTGGCTCAACGTCAGCCAGGCAGTGGCTTCCTTCGCCATGTCGATCCACGGCATCGACGGTGCCACGTAGAGCACGTCGTCGTGCGTGCCAGGCTTCAGGTCCGCCGGCATCGGCACGACGTTGGAGAGGTCGGCCGCACGGATGAAGTCCTCGACCATCGGCTGCACGGCCATCGAGACGAAGTCATCGGTCAGGCAAGCGTAGTGCACCCACTGCTCGACAAGTTCCTGACGCTGGCTGCTGTACGTGCCGTCGTAGTTGCGGCTGACGCTGGAGTAGCTCGCGCTGATGCCGGCGGCGAAAGCGCGCAGCTGCCCGTTGCGGAAGGTGATCAGGTTCGGGTTCGGGCGCTTGCTGTCGATGAGGCCGATCTCCTCGCCCACCGCCAGCGTGTCGATGATGGTGCCAGGCGACAACCCCACCTGGCGCGGCATGTTGTTCCCGTCGTCGTCTTTCAGCGGCCCTTCGTAGCCGCTGCCGTCGGGCGCCTGGCGCTTAACATAGCCGGTGAGCATGGCCGCCACCTTCGCCGCGATCCGTTCGGATTCCTCGTAGTCCTTGATGTCCTCGATGCGGCCGATGACGCTGGCGAAGCGGGTCACACCGCGCAGTTGGCCAATGCGGCTCAGGTGCGCCAAGTGGAGCATGCGCTCGGCTGGGACGACCTTGAGGTCCGGCCGCAGGCTGGTGGCCTCGCCAGGGTGGCTCTTGCTCACCCAGTACGCAGTGGGGCGCACCCAGGCGTTGTGCTGGATGCCTTGCCGAATGCCACGGGCCGAGTCGTCGTAGTCCAGCGGCACGAAGTCGGGCTCGATCAACTCTAGCGAGTACGGCACGGCAGTGCCGTGGTCCAGCCCGGGGACCTTGCCGAGCAGGCGCTGCGCGAAGGACTCGCCATCACGGTACAGCGTGCGAGCGAGCAGTCGTTGGCAGCGCGCGTACCCATGCTGCCAGCGCACCTCGGGGCGGCGTTGCCAGTCGCGCCAAGCCGCCGACAAGGCAGCGGCGTAGTCGGCGTGGATCTCGCCGCTCAAGGCACGCGGCTGGAACTCGACCCCGATGCCGTTGGCGCCCACCGTGTTGTTGACCAGCACGTCGAGCGAACCGACGACCAGGTCGTGATTGCGATCGAGGTAGCGCATCTGGTTGCGCAGCGCCACGGCGCCCTGCTCCACCAGCTGATTGGGCGAGCCGCCGTCCTTGCGGAACTTGCGCTGCGGGTTCGGGCGCGCGGCCTCGTAGTGGGATAGCAGCGTGCGGTTGCGCAGGCGGTTCAAGCCGCGCTGCGGGTCGAGCCAGGCGATGAGCCGGTCGACGGGATTCAGGTGCGCCGCCATCAGTCGAGACGTGCGACGGAGAAGCGCAGGCCGCCGAGGGTCTGTACTCCGCAGGCGCGGTCGCGTTCTGCGGCGACTCGGCGCTCCCATTCCTGTCGGCCGACGCGGATCTCAGCGAGGTCTTCGCTGCGGAACACGCGGTCGCCGAGGCGTGCCTCCTTGCCGAGGAGGACATCGGTTTCGGCTTGCAGATAGGCAGCTAGCATGGTGGAGGCAGAGGTGCTCATATGCCCATGCTCCCGTAGTCGGCATCCGATCTGCAGGGAAAGCATTGGACAAATTTCAAAACCGCGACGAGCCTGTCTGCGAGTTGCAAAAACGATCTGCTGCCTACACCCACGGTAGCTCCACCGCACTTCTACGGTCTACGCTAGCTTGGCCTATATCGCCAGGTTCTTGTTCTTGCGCGCACCGTGGGGAGCTGTCGCCTTCCCGTGACTCTTCGACCGGTGACAGATCACCACTGAGTCACTACTTGAATCTGCTCGGCGTTCCCGAGTTTGGAGGCACCCCCTTGACAGGACGCATGCGCTGTCGCTTCAATTCAGTTTCAAGAAAATGAGGGGGATGCGATGACTTGGCTACTCGACAAAGACCTGCGTAAGCTAATCAAGGCGGGCAATGGGCCCATTGAGGGACTCGATCCAGCGAAACTCGACTCCGCAATTGTCGGGTGCGCCGTTGATCTGCACGTTGGAGAGATTTACCGCCCCGGCGCTGAGCAGGACGAGATCGGTTCGGCGGGCAAGCCGCACCAGATGCCAATCACTCTGGCGGAAGGCGAAACCGCCGTGATTCGCACGCAGGAAAAGTTCAAGCTGACAAAAAAACAGGCAGCTCTTGTCTTTCCAGTGACGAGCGTTTCCATCCAAGGGTTGCTGATGACAAACCCAGGGCATGTAGACCCAGGGTACGACGGCAACGTTCACGTCACTGTCATCAACATGGGGCGAGCGGGCTTCTGTCTACGCAAGGGAGATCGACTGCTGCGCGCGCTTGTCTATCAACTCCACGACGAAGTTGATTCGACGCCAAGCCCTCGTGACAACCTTTTAAGCCAAGAGCTACTGGACAAGCTTACGCCAGACTTTCTCAGCGTGGACGACCGAACGTCCAAAGCGGCAAAGAGGGAACTCGATCAGTCTGTCAAGCAGAACCAGTTCCTCCAGTACGGACTACCGGCGGTGGCAGTCCTGTTGGGGGTAATCGTGACCTCCGTGCTGACCTACTTCACCAACAACAGCCGTTTCGATGATCGAATCAAGCTTTTAGAGGAAATCAAGGCATCGAATCGTCTGAGCACACTCGAAGAGAGCGTGAAGACTGACAAGCGTCTTCAAGAGGTTGAAGCGCAAATCAAGCTACTCCGCGCCTCGCCGCCTGCAACTGCTGCCTCGAAGCCCTAGATGGAACTAGGCGATCGTTAGATTGAGAGGGGCGCGGCCAACACTCCATGCGGTATGTAGCCGTCAAGCCGAAGGTCATCCTCCAGATAGTCGTCGGGTCGCTTCGGCGGCCCCGTGAACACCAGTCTCGGCGGCGGTAGCGGTTCGCGTCGCAATAGCTCTCGCGCCTGTTCGAGATGGTTGAGGTAAAGATGCGTGTCGCCGAGACAAATGCGCAGGCGGTGCGGCACAAGTCCGACATAGCGCGCAACAAGGTGCAGCAATAGCGCCGAGCCGGCGACGTCCAGCGGCAACCCGAGGTATACGTCGGCCGAACGCTGATACACCTGAAGAGAGAGCCGCCCCTCATCGACGAAGAACTGCTGGGTCACCAAGCATGGGGCGAGCGCCATCTTGCCCAGCCTTGCATTAGCCTGCGGGGTCACTTGCTCGTCTGGCAGCTCGGCGACGTTCCACGCGCTCAGCAGGTGGCGCCTGCTGTGTGGCCGCTGACGTAGACCCTCGAGCAGCACCTCCAGCTGGTCAATGCCCGTTGAATTTGGCGCTGACCACGATCGCCACTGCGTCCCAACCGTAGGCCCAAGCCCGCCTTCAGGCGTTACCCAAGAATCCCACAGATGAACATTGCGCGCACTGAGCCAAGCCGGGTCGGCAATGCCTCGCAGCATCCACTGCAGCTCGAGTAAGACGATTCGAAAGCTAAGGCGGCGCAGACTAAGTAGAGGGAAATTCTGTCGAATGTCCAGCTCCAGCGTTCGTCCAAACACCGCAAGAGTGCCGGTTCGAGTGCGGTCGTGGCGCCGGTTGCCGTGCTCGAAGATTTCGGCCAGCAGGTCACGGTAGGCAGAGTCGATGGTCATGCGGGCGGTGTGGCAGGCAGTTTGAGCGTGAGCTCGGCACAGTTACGGAGCAGGCTTTGAGCTCCGTCACGCACGAACGATGCCGCTGCACGGGAGCCGCACGTCGCGGATTCAACGAGGGCCATGCCCGAATGTAAAGAGTGCAGCATGCCAGCGAGGAAGGCGTCACCGGCTCCGACTACGTCACCAGCCCTCCCGGATAGCGATGGCAATTCGAGCACCGAGCCAGCGGTGTACAACCGTGCACCGTCGCTTGCTCGCGTCACCAGAATCGCCGCAGGCGAGATACGCTGCAGCTCGCGTACATCGGTCAGGCCGAGGCAACACAGCACGCCCTGGAACTCTGCCTCATTCAGCGACACCAGATTGACGGCCGACAGAATGGCCTCAAGCTCCTCTCGATCGAACAGTGGGAGAGCGTAGTTCGGCGCAAACACTTTCCAACGAGCGGGTGCGGTAGCGGCCACCTGGGCAAACACGCGACGAATCTCCATGTGCCGACTACCTGCGAGCAGCAGGATCTCAGCACCGTCCGCAAGCCGAGCATATTGCGTCTGCAGCCCGTCTGGCAACGGTGCACGCTGATAGACAGCGCTGTAGTGCTGCTCGGTCTTGAAGAAAAAGAGCACGTCGCTACTTCCATCGACCCAACATAGACTGCCCGAATCTATTGGCACGCCAGCCAGTTGATCGCGAAGCATCGCCTCGTCCCAGCGCCCCACGACGCCGCCGAGTCGCACCACGTTGCCAAGCGACGCCAGATGAGCGGCCATGTTTAGTGCGGGCCCACCGAGCCGCCGATTCACGGCATTCACAATCAGCGTGGCGTTCAGGTCGGGCATCGCATCCAGCCGGACGCTGCTTTCGAGCATGACCTCGCCGAGGGAGACGATCGAGGAAGGTGCGGGGGCGTTCAAAGGAAAACTCCTGGACAGGACCCGATTGTGCAACGGTCATCAAATGGGCTCTTTGTGGGGCATCCGCTGCTCTCAGCAGCGTGCCACGCCTCGACCCAACGGTGCCCCAGGAACTCAATTACGTCCTCCGCCCAGTAGGCTCTTGTCCTGTCCAATTGCGTGGTCCTTCTCCAGGCGTGCACCGGCTGATGCCGTCCGACATCAAAGGTCGTACCAGTGGTCAGTGATCACCGTCACGTCGATGGTCTTCACCTCGCCGGTCGAGGTATTCGTGACCGTGCATCGTTGGACGCCACTGAGGGTGTTGGCCCTGCCCACAGTCGTTGGCGCCGCAGCAGTGCGCCTAAAGCTCGTGGTTGGCGCCAGCGGTGACAACGTGGTCGCGGACGACCCCGACAAGGTCGCCCAGGCGTAGGTGTAGACACCCTCCCCCTGCACCGTCAACGTGACCGAGGAGGTCGTCACAGTCACACCGGCCCCACGCGTTGACGTGAAGCCGGAACCAAACACACTCGCCGTCGACGCCGTCAGCACGAACGACCCGCTGAACACCTTGCGCGGAACACCGTCGGCGCCGTACCGCCAGATCTCGCGCGCCTTGCGCGGCATGCCGCTCAGGTCGTAGCGCCACACCTCGCGCGCCTTGCGGGCCACGCCGCCCGCGTCATACCACCACATCTCCGCCATGTGCGCGCCCCTCAGTACACGAACACGATGTCGCCCGGCGCGCCGCCCGACGGCTGGCCAGCCACGTTCGTCATCGTGATGCGCCCGAGCCCGTCGCCGCCACCGCGCCCGTAGACCAGACCGGCGAAGACGGGGGCGCTGTTCCACGACACGAAGCCCGTGTCGTTGAAGAACTGCGACATCGAGCCGGGCCGGTTGGAGATGTTGGTCCAGGGCACCACCACGCTGTTGCCGAAGTAGCTCAGGTCCACCTTGCGCAGGTAGCCGTCGCCACCGTTGCTGATGAAGACCTGGCTGATCGGCCCGTTCTCGCTGTTCGGCGAGCTCTGGTACAGGTAGGTTGCAAGCAAGTGCCCGGAGCTGTTGCGCACGGCCACGGTGTTCCCGTTCGGCCCCGAGTCCGGCACCCAAGCCGTGATCGCCGGTGCACCGGTCACGCGGCCCCACGGCACCGATCCCGCCGAAAGCTGGCCTTGGTTGTCGAAGAACCAACGCCACTGCGATTCCGAGTACGCGTAGAGCCCCGACGTGCCATCGTTGGCGTTCACCATCAGGGTGTACAGCTTCGAGGTGTCGCTGAACTGAATGCCCGCCCAGCCGTTCGCCGAGCCAGACAGCGACACCGATCCGTAGCTCTGTGGCGCGGTGTTCTTCAGGTAGCTGGTCGCCTTCTCCACCCAGCTGCTGCCGTTGAATTCCTGGATCACGCCGCCGCTGAAGCGCTTCGCGCCCGCCGGCGGACTGGTGACGGTCCCAGCGTAGGCCGGGTCGAGCCATTGCGACAACGCGCTGAAGTTGGCCTTGATCTGCGGCAGCACGCCAGTGTCATAGCGGTCGGTGGTGACGGGCTTGGTGAAGTCGATCGGCATGGTGGTCGGTTCGTCGAATGGTTGTTGTCGTGAATGAACGAAGAAGGGAGGAAGGGGTCCGTGGTCCCGTTATCAATAACCGCGCGCGGTCCAGCTGCCCGAGCCGGTCACCTTCTGGCCGGTCTGCGGGTTCAGCAGGTAGACGGTGAAGCCGGTGGGCTTCGGCACGTCGAGAAAGTCGACGATCGGCAGCAGCGCGGTGGTGCCGTTGGCCTGGCACAGCGGCGTGTCCGCGTCGATGAAGTCCACGGCGAAAGGCACGACGACACCCGCCGCGGCGTTGGTGATCACGAAGCGCCCCGAGTCGGTCTTGAGCTTGTTGGACAGCTTCACGTCGAGGCTAGCGATGCGGATCAGGTTCGCGCCCGCGCTGCAGCTGAAGGTCCACACGATGCGCACGTACCGGAAGCTCGCCGCCAGCACGTTCGTCGAGCCCGCCGCGGCGGGCGTCCAGGCGTCTGCACTGTTCAGCTTCGTATAGATCTGGCACGAGCGCTCGACCTGGCCGGCGATCACGGTGGCGCCTAGCGTCACGGTGACGATGGTCGGCGGCAGCGCGGTGCCGTAGTCGAAGGTCTCCTCGTAGCTGGCGGTCGTCGTGCTGGGCTCGGCGTACAGCGGGAAGCCGGCATCGATCTGCGCCTGGGGGCTGGCCCACCCGTGCGACTCGAAATGCTGTGCCCAGGACTCCGGCGCCACCGGCCCGAGCAGCGCGCCGTCCTCGAGGAACAGGTTCGTCGCCGTGCCCGAGAAGGTCGAGCGGATCTGCGTGCGCAGCACATAGTCGGGCGGCTGGTTGATGGTCGCCGCGATGCCGACCGGCGTGCCGGTGTTGCCGGCGCTGTCGAAGGCGGCCACCCAGTAGGTGAATACGCCTGCCTGCTGCTCGAAGATCGCCGTGAACGTGCTGTTCCCGTTCGAGCCGACGATCGTGCCGGCCGCCCAGTTCGCGCCCTTGCGGACCTCGTAGCGGTCGATCGGCAGGCTGCCGCTCGTCGGTGCGCTCCAGTAGAGCAGCGCGTTGTTGTCGACGACCTCGGCGCGCGAACCGGTGATCGCACCGGGCACGGTCACGACGGTGTCGACCGAGGCCGCGTTGCCTCGGTTCCCCTTCACGTCGACGGCCGCCACCCACCAGCGCCGCGCGCCGCCCCAGTTGATGCGGTGCAAGTGCCGCGTGATCTGGAAGACGCCGACGACCGTCGCCGACGTGAAGCTGTCGCCGAAGCGCAGCTCGTAGCCGCCGATCGCGAAGGCGCCCGGCACGCCGGTGTAGTCGAGCTGCAGGTCGGTGCCGACGATGGTCGCGTTCAGCGTCGAGATCGTCGGCGCTGCCACGGTGCCGGCGACGCTGGTGGGCGTGCTGCGGTTGCCGAAGGCGTCGACCGCTGCGACCCACGCCGTGAAGGACCCGGCCACCTGCACCGCCCACAGGTGCGAGGTGCCGCCCTGCTGCTCGAGCACCTGGGCGTTCTCCCAGATCGTGCCCGGCGTCGTGCTCACTCGCCACTCGTAGCCGACGACATCCGGCTCGGGGTTCTTCGCGCACTTCAGTCGCACGCCGAACGGCTCGAACGAAGCAGACACGTCCGTCGGCGCCGACGGCGGCAGCGCGGCCATGACACCCGTCACGCGGTAGTCGTAGGCCTGCACCTCGGCCAGGCTCTGCTCGGCCGCGCCGAAGATGTTGAAGCTGGTGAACTTGAAGTGGATGGTCTTGCCGACGAAGCTCAGCTCGAGCGGCCCGCTCTTGCCGATCGCGCTGTCGACGCGCACGAAGGTGTCGCCCACCTGGTGGCCGGTTCGAGGCGTGCCGTGGGCACCACGAACCAGGCCGGAGAGCGCATAGCTCCCTGGCGCCAGCAGCGCCGCGTTCTGGAAGGCGATGTACTCGGGCACCACGCCGCCGATGTAGCAGAGCGTGCCCAGCGCCGCGGCGTCGGCCGCGCTGGTGCTGATCAGCTGACCGCTGGTGTTGACGCTGACGCTGTCGTGCGAGATGAAGGTGGCGAGTCGCCCATAGCGCGCCGGCCCGTGCAGCGTGCTGACTTTCTGGTAGTTCAGCCCGTCCACGCTGACCCAGACGTTGCAGCCGCCCCAGGCCGCGCTGCTGCCCTTCACGGCCGCATAGACCTCGAGCCCGGTCTGCGTCAGGCCCACCGGTGCCTCGAACAGCACCGGCGCATCCACGTTGCCCGGCGCAGCGTTGTAGTCGTGCAGGTAGCCCGCGTTGACCTCGCTCGGGTACATCGCAGCGCTCGCGACGCCGGCCGGGAAGTCCTCCGCGGTAATGGTGAGATCGCCGTCGTCGTTCTCCTCGTCGGTCGCGGTGATCCGCACCGGGTGCCGGTCCAGGCCGAGGCCAACGTCGGTGATCGTCACCAGGTCCATCGGCTCCAGCAGGCTGAAGTTCACTGGCAGCTTGAAGGTGTAGGTCGCCCGCACGTACAGCGAGCGCTGCAGCATCAGCTGTGCGACCAGGCGCGCGACGGCGCCGTCGGTGATCCAGTCCGCCTTGACGATCGCTTCCGAGCGCAGGCCGTGCGCGTCGATGTCCGCTTGGTCCTTCGCCTCGGCCACGTCGACGTTGTAGCTGTTGGCTCGGTTGCGGTATTGCACCCGGAAGTGGTTCTTGGCATCCGCCGGGCTCTTGCGCTCCTGCTTCACCGGCGGCTCGCCGGGGCTGGGAATGAAGTGGTCGTCGGTGAGGTCGTAGACCGGCGTGGTGTTCGGCGTGAAGGTGCGGCCGAGCCCCGCTTCCGCGCTGTCGCCGTAGGGGATCATCTTCAGCTTGCCGGCGCTCCACACCGGCGCGGTGTTCGTGAGCCGCCCAAGCAGTTGCACCAGCTCGGCCGCGGAGATCTGCTCGGTGAGCGCAGGCGACATCACCAGGCCCGTCGCGACGCAGTAGTCCGACCAGTCCTGCATGCCATCGAGCCGGTCGCTCGCGATGTTCGCGCCGTAGCGGCCGTTGCCCAGCAAGTCGAGCAGTGCGCGGCTCGGGTCCACGTCGGGCACCGCGCTGCCCAGGCTGTACGCGAGACTGCCCTGGATCTCGAAGGTGTGGTTCTCGACCTGCGCCGAGCCGCCCAGGTCGTAGTCCTTCGCGCAGACGTAGGCCAGGCCGCTGTAGCCAAGCGACTGCGCCGGGTTCGCGCCCTGCAGGTAGGACCACGGCGCCTGGCCGATCGCGCCGGTCTTGAAGCTCAGGCCGAGTTCTTCCAGCGCGTTCTGCTTCGTGCCCGCGGTGACGACCAGGTAGTCGATCGTGACAGCCATGCCGCGGTACTTGTCGTTCAGGATCGTGACGGTCGCGAGCTCGCCGTCGGTGTCCACCGAGTAGTCCACGCCGTTCGCGAGCTGGGACTTCAGGAGGAAGATCTTCACGTAGACGGCCTGAAGGGACGCGAACGCGGGATCGAGCGTGGTCGACATCGGTCCGGCCGCCGGCACGTCATAGACCTTGCGCGTCGAGGCGAACTGGTCACCGCGGATTCCGCCGTTGTAGAGCTTCTTGCCGCGCCAGATGCGCGGCACGCCGTTCACCTGGCCGTGGCACAGGCCCATCATCACGGATGCGGTGTAGGTGTAGGTCGTGCTCTCCGACGTGACGCCACCGCCGCCCTTGCCGGCCGTCTGGCTGGTCGTGTGCGGGACGGCTTTGAAATCGCCGTACCAGATCAGATTGCCGCTGATCTGGTTCACGCCGTAGACGACGGGGATCGTCACGCCCTGCGCGCTGCTCTGCAGCTTCAGCGCCTCGATGCGGGTTTCGCTGCTGGAGATCGTGGTGCGGCCGCCCATGTCAAACCTCCATCGCAGCGTGTGCAGGCGCCTGCACAGGAGCATCCGCCGTCGGCCAGAGCGTCCAGAACTGCACGAGGCGGCCCGCGAGCGGCGCCTCGTCGAGCCGCGTCAGGATCACCGCCTGGTGGACGTACGCATGCAGCACCGTGTGCCGATCGACCAGCACGCCGCCGTGGCTGAACGTACGGCCGAAGCGGAACAGCGCCACGTCGCCCGCCGACGGCGCCTCGGTGCGCATGGCGCCGACGCGCTCCAGCCACTGCACGTACAGCTCCTCGCTGCGGTGCAGGTGCCATGCGGTGCTGTAGGTGCCCGGGTCGATCGGCGCCGTCACGCCGGCCGCCTCGTAGATGGCGCACAGGCTCTGCCCGCAGTCCACACCGACGCCCTTCAGGCGGCCGTGGTGGTGGTACGGCGTGCCAAGCCAAGTCAGTGCCTCCTGAATCACGGCTTCGCGTTGCATTTCTTCGTGGTGGGTCATGGGGCTCACATCACCGTTTCGGCGGCCGGCACATACGGCTTGCCGCGGAAACGGATCACGTTGTTGAACTTGTTCTTGCAGGTGGCCTGCGTCTTGTCGCAGCCCGGGTAGATGGCGAAGGTGTCGCCCGGAGCGATCGGGAACGGGAACGACTGCAGCACGGTGATTTCGTTGCCCGCGGAGCCCCCGCTGAACGTGTGGCGCTTGACCGTGCGCCCCTGCCCCGCGTTGAGGCCGGTGAGGAAACGCACGACGCCGAGGTCGAAGTACCCGGCCGCCTGGCCGAGCCCGTGCCCGAAGCGCGTGCGCGTCGCATCGCTGCCGGTGTTGGCAACGCCGTTCACGGTCTTCGCATCGCGGTTCACGCCGCAAGCCGGGTCATACAGCGTGTTCGAGCAGCCCGGCTGGTAGACCTCGGCCGGCACCATCACGTCGAGCTGCTCGGTGTCGCTCTTGACGGTGAGTTGCTGCTGCGTGCGGTCGCCCTGGGTCGTCGCGACCCGGCCGGTGAACCACACCAGCGTGCCGGCGATCGGCGGGTTCAGGCTCGCCATGTCCGCCGCGGGCAAGAAGGCGCGCTGCAGCTCCAGCCGCGCGTGCTCGAAGCCACCGCGCGCTATGTAAGCGGGCAGCGGCGTGCCGTTGAGCTGCATTGCCCGTTCCTCGCTGTCCAGGTCCGCCGGCAGCTCGAACACCGTCACCTCCAGGCTGTCGACCTCGATGCCGACGCTCAGCCGCGTGCGGCTACGGCGCAGGCCGGGGCCGAGCGACCAGGTCGTCCCGTTGACCGTGATCGCCTGGTCGGCGCTCGTCCAGCGCAACACCAGGCCGCCCGGCAACGTGAAGGTGTAGAGGTCGATGCAGCCGAGCTCGAGCTCGGTGTTCATCAGCTCGGCCAGCGCACCAGGCGCCCGCTCCCATGAGGCCGCTCGCATTAGGCGTCCTTCATGGCTTGACCGTGATCAGCTCGACGCTGCGCGCTTCCCACAGCTGCTGCAGGAACTGCGACACCTCGGTCTCGTCCTGCTTGAAGCGCACGCGCCAGTAGAAGTGCCCGGTCCAGGTCACCGGCAGGCCCATCGCCACCGGCACGTGGAACGTCACCACGCCGCTCGGCCCGATGTCGTAGGTGCTCGGGTCGGCCAACGCGCCGCCGAGGAACACCTGCGCGTCGTCCGCCGCGGCATAGACGGGCTCGACCACGCCGCCCCAGGTGCGCACGAGCTGGAACTTGCGGATGGCGCCGTCGCCAGTGCCGAGGCGCTGGTCGACGACCGAGCAGTCGTCGGGGTCGAGGTAGAGAAAGCGCTGCGCGGCGCCGCCGCGCGCGTTGAAGAAGCCCACCAGCGTCTTCAGCTCGGCCAGGCCGTCGGTCTCGCGCAGCACCTCGTAGGCGAGCTTGTAGCGCCAGCGCGGGAAGCTGAAGTAGCGGGTGCGGAACTCGCGACCGCTCGGCGTCTCGCGCACGCTGGTGCGGTGCATCGGCACGCGGGTGCTGCCCCACTTCAGGCCGGGTAGCGTCGGGAAGATGTCGAGGCTCATCGGTAAGGGACTCGGGTTTCAGTTGAACGAGAAGTCGCGCTTCATCGCCTTCAGCACCGCGACCAGGTCGCGCTTCGAGGCCATGAAGAACTCGCCGGCCGTCACGCCGCGCAGTTCGAACGAGGGACCGGGCTCGCCGCTGCCGCTGCTGTCGCCCTGCCCGGCGAGCTGGCGGATCACGTTGGCGTGCTGCTTCGGCAGCACCATCTCTTCCTCGTGGAGCTGGGTGATCGGGTTCAGGCCGCTGGGGATGTCGTAGCCTCCCGAGGCGCTCTTGATCCCCTTGCCCATGCCGGACACCGCCGCGAAGATCGCGGCCATCGCTGCGATGGCGAGCACCGGACCGACGACGGGAATCGAGGCCTGCGACGCCGCGGCGCCCGAGCCGGCCTCGGCCGCGTTGGCGCCGACGACGGCCGTGGCCTCGGCCGATTTCACCGCGACGTTCGTCGCCGAGGCTGCGGCCTGCATGCCCTTCTCCTGCGTCAGGAAGCCGAGCTTCATCGCGAGCATGCGCGCCTGGCTGGCGATCCACTGCGACGCCGGCTCGGTCACGACGTTGCGCAGGAACGCTTCCTTCACGCCGCCGAAGATCGTCGCGAGCGACTGGCCCCAGGTGCTGGTCTTCTGCAGCAGCCCGTCCAGCGCCGTGCCGAAGCTGTCGCCGATGCCGCTGAAGAGGCCCGAGCCGCCGAACATGTTGGCGCCTTGCTCCCGCAGCGCGGCATTGGAGGCCGACAGCACCTGCAGGCGTTGCTGCTCGTGCTGCTGCTCGATCAGCAGCAGCTCGTTCTTGATGCGTGCCAGCTCGACCGGGTTCGCATTGGGATCGGCGCTCAGCAGCTGCAGCCGCGCCTGCAGTGCAGCCGCCTGCACCACGTAGCGCCGGTCCTCGAACTCGACCTCCAGCTGGGCAAGCTGTGCCTTCGTGATCTCCTCGGCATCGAACGCCGCCTTGGCTGCCACGCGCTCGAGCTCGATCCGGCCGAGGGCAAGCTGCTCGGCGGTGCGCATCGCGTCCTGCTCGATGGCATCCGCTTGCTGCCGCTTCTCGCGGGCGATGCTCACCTCCAGCTGCGCCGCCTTGCGCTGGATCGCGACCTGGTCGGCCGTCGTCATCGTCAGGTTGTCGGTGAGCCAGCGCCAGTACGCGAGTTCCTCTTCCTTGCTGTACTCGCGGCCCTCGGTCAGCACCGCCTGCACGCGCTTCTCCTCGGCGAGCATGGCCTCGTAGTAGCTCATGTACGAGCCGGCGCCGTCCTTGTCCTTGTCGCCCTTGCCCTTGAGCGAGGCCGAACGATTGCCACCGCCGGACGGTGCGGCTTCGGTCTGGTCGGGGTTGAAGATCGCCGAGAGCCGATCACGCGACTCGGTGCTGGACGCGACGATGTTGTCCCAGGCCTTGCCCCAGGCTTCGCCGATCCGCGTCGGCCAGCCCATCAGCTCGTCCTGCGCGCCCTTCAGGTCGCCCGTCATCAGCTTGTACAGGCCGGCGCCGAGCGCACGCAGCGGCTCGGCCACGGTCACCACCAGGCCGTTGAGAACCTCCCACACGATGACCACCGCGTTCTTGAGGCCCCAGAACACCGCCGTCAGGCCGCCGATCGCGCCGCGGGTCACCGTTATGGCGGTCGGCCCGATGGCGACGAACCACTCGGCGAGCTTCGTCACCACCGGCATCAGCACGTTGCCGATCGTGTGGGCGAAGCCCTTCATGACGAGCGCCGCCTTGTCGCCCGCGCTGTCGAAGGCGTTGTACGCATCGACCTGTTCCTGGCCGACGAGCAGGCCGAGCTCCTCCATCAGCTCGGCGTTCTCGCGCACCGTGTCGCTGTTGAGTTTCAACAGCGCGGAGCTGGCGTCGATGCTCTTGCCGAAGAGCTGCGAGGCGGCGATGTCGCGGTCCGTGCCTTCCTTGAAATCGCCGGTGAGCTTGATGGCGTCCAGCATCAGGTCGTTCAGCGGACGCAGTGCACCCGAGGTGTCGCGAGTGACCAGGCCGAGCTTGTTCAGTGCGCCCTCATCTTCGTTGAGGTGCTTCAGCAGGCCCTTGCCGGCCGTCTGCATCTGCTCGGTGGTCGCGCCCACGTCCTCGAGCGCGGCGATCCAGGTGCTCGCACCGGTGGCTGATACGCCCAGCGCCTTGCCGAGCTGGATGCTCTCCTCCTGGAACTTCGCGGTCTGCTCGATCGCCTTGCTGAAGAGCGCGCCGCCGCCGAGCACCGCAGTGAGGGCGACGAACTTGCCGCGGATGGATTCCAGCGGCCCGTTGACCTTGCCGAGCCCGGTCGAGGCGTCGTCGCCGAACTGCTGGACGTTCTGCAGGCCGGCACGCAGCGCCTGGCGCAGCGGGGTGACATCGCCGTCGACGACGACTTTGGCGCGGGGATCGGTCATGCGGTGGTCAGGTGATTCAGGTCAGAGATCGAGGAAGGACAACATCGGGTCATCGGGCCGCCCATGCGCGACGGCCATGCCGATGCTTCGGGCCTGCTCCATCGCGTGGTCGGCTGCGTGTTCGGGATCCGTGGCGACCGGCGCGGCAGACCGCTCGGGCTTGATGCCGATCGCGAGTGCGATGCGGCGCAACTGCAGCGCGGCCGGCGGTGTGTGCCGCCAGAACGCGGCCAGCGCCGAGACCTGGGGCAGCGTGACGCGCTCGTCGATGTGGTCCCAGGTCCAGCCGGTCGCGGTGATCAGCCAGGCGTAGAGGTCGCCCCAGGGGTCGCCTCCGTGCCCGGCGTCCCCGGCACGACCGCCGAGGACGCCAGAGCCTCCCCCAGCCCGGCCACCTTGGTCTCCAGGCCGGCGACCTTGGCGACGACTTCGAGCGCCGCGCTCAGCTGCTCGATGGTCGCCGGCAGCTCCTCGACCTCGGTGACCGTGAGGCCCGTGCCGGCCGACAACACCAGAACGATGTCGTCGAACACGACTTCGTCCAGGCGGCCGTTCTTGAAGGCCATGCCAGCACGGTTGAAGGCGGGCAGCAGCTTCTTCAGCCGGCCCAGCGGGATGGGTGCGACCTCGATGGTCTGCTCGCCCAGGATGATGGTGTCGTTCATGTTTCGGGATCCTTCGCGTGGGGGTCAGAACAGGCAGAGGTAGCCGATCTCGTCGGCCGCGTCGGCGAAGGCCTGCGCGCTCAGGTCGTAGACCGCGTAGTCGTCGTTCTTCAGCGGCAGGCTCACCTTGCTGCTCACCGCGCGGTTGAACTTCATCACCAGGTTCTTGCCGTCGAAGCTGTTCTGCAGCAGCAGCGAGAAGGCCGGCGTCGGGCCCATCACGTCGTTGGTGAGCTGGAAGATCTGGCCCTTGCTGTTGGCGCCGTCGGCGCGGTACTCGTAGCTGACCAGTAGCGTGCGCTCTCGCGGTGACGGCGCGACGCGATAGGTGCCGTCCACGACGGTGTACTGGCCTGCAGCCGGCGCCTGGTTGTCGACCACCGCGGCGCGCTCCAGTGATTCCATCGTGGCAGCATCGAGCACGCCCAGGTCGGTCACGAAGGTGGCGCCCTGCGGCGGCTCGACGGTGAACTGCACGGCGGCCTGGCTGCCACCCTCCGCGGCCGGCACCTTGACGACGAAGTCGAAGACAGCAGCGCGCACGCCTGCCTGCGCGGTCTTGCCGAACTGCAGGCTGCCGAGGATTGCGCCGTTGATCTCGGCGTACTTGGCCTTGATCTCGATCTTGCCCTTGCCTTGCCCGACCGAGATCGGGAAGCGCTTCGAGCCGTACAGCGTCTTGAGGTCGACATCGATGTCGACGGAGATGTCCTGCATCGTGCCGAGCCGCACGGGCGTCGCGTTCAGCAGCAACCTGCCCAGCGAGTCGTAGGTCGGGATCGCGATGATCTTGCCGGTTCCGAAGTTGATCATGGGGTTCCGTGAATGTGGGTTGGGTAGAGCTTCAGGAGACGAGCGCCAGGTCGCTGCCGCGCGTCAGTGCCTGCACCTGATAGGTGGCGGTCAGCCGACCGATGGTCTCGTCGCCGCCCTCGGCGCGCGGCTCTGTGCGCGTGCAGCGCAGACCCCGCCCAAGGGTGTTCAGCCCGGCGTCGACGGCGATGGCGCGGTGTGCCTGCAGGTGGAGGCGATCAGCGGCCGTCTCCCAGTCATCGCCGCGCACGTGGAAGTCCAGCTCGAACTCCATCAGGCCGCGGGAGACCATGTCCGCGAAGGCTTCGGACTGGCCGGTGGAGCGGCGGATGTTGATGGCGGGCAGCTCGTCGGCGCCGAAGGCATCGACGCGGCCGCGGTGCACGCGGACGGCGGCATCGGTGCCGGCGGCCTGGAGCGCCTGGTCGACACGTTGCAGGATGCGCTCGTGGGTGGTGTTGACCTGGACGCTCATCCCTGCACCGCCTTCAGCTCGACCTGCAACTCGGTGCCGTCGAGCACCGGCACACCGGCCTCGCGCGCTGCCCAGGTCTTGCCCGCCACCGTGAAGCGGTCGCCGCGCTGGACGCCGTTCGGCGCATCCACAGCCTGCATGCGGATCGTCGGTTCGGTGCGCGCCTGCATGCCGTCCAGGCCGGTGCTGCCCGGCTCGTCGAGCAGCACCCGTACCGGCTGCGCATCGCCGCCCGCCGGCGCGAACTGCGCATCGCGGCCGAGCCGGGCGTACAGCACCGCCAGCTTGCGCGTGAAGATGTCGTCCAGCATCGGCGGCATCCGGTCAGGCGTTGACCTTGACGTCGATGAAGGTCTCGCCAGCGGCGGCAGCCGCGAAGGCGAAACCTGCCGAGGCGATCACCGCATTGCCGGCACCGACAGTGGCCGTCGTGATGAGGCCCTGCAGGTGATCCCAGCGCACTGCGTCGCCCTGGCCGACGGCGTCGCCAGCGAGCTTGGGCAGACGATGGACGCCCTCCACGGTGAACGTGCCGGGCACGCCGACAGCAACGTTGGAGATCGCGATGCCGATACGGCTGCCGATCTTGGCGACGCCGCCTGCAGCCACCGCGGCGGCGGGCGTGTGGGTGATGGACTTGCCGTGTTGGATGAAGTTCTTCATGGGTGCGTGAGGAGGGATTCGGATTGGTAGGAGCAGGAGCCGGGATTGGTCCGCGATGGGCGGCTCTCTGCGGAGCCTTCGCCCGTGACCCGTGATCAGCCGTTGCGCTGCATGGTTTTCCAGTCGAGCGCCTTGGCGCTGGCGTCGAGCCGGACCTTGAACTCGACGCCGTCGACGTTCCATCCTTGCTGCTGCTCCATCGTCGGTGCTTCATTGCCATCCAGGTAGTCGACGGTCACCACGTCGTGCATGGCCTGGTCGGCGACGCCGTACCACTTGGTGGTCGAGCTGTCGTCGAGGCGAGCGTCGGCGATCACCTCGAAGGTGCCGCGCACACTGTTCGGCACGGTGTTGTTCTTCGTGCCGGCGCCGACCTCGAACTCGCTGTCGCGCACCACGTTGGCCGTGCCCTGCAGCGAGATCGGCACCAGCAGCTTCGCCATGCGGATGTTCAGCGAGCCGCTGGTCTGGCCGATGTCCTTCTGCCGCGCCATCGCGACACGCATCGCATCGACGGCCGCCGTGGTGATCGCGGTGCCCTCGGCGACGTTCCCGTGGTCCGCATGGAACAGCGCCTTGCCGTCGGCCATCGGCGCGTTGCCGGTCAGTACGGCATAGGCCAGGTTGCCCACCGTGCGGACCGCAGCGCGGCCCATCTTGCGCGGGATGCGGGTGAAGGCGTCCAGGTCGTCATTGATCACCGCCTGGCGCGTGATCTTGAAGATGTCGCCGTAGGTCGCCAGCACGCGGGTCTCGGCACGCTCACCGATGGTGATGTACTTGTACTCGCCGCCCTCCGCGACCTGGCGCAGCGCCGGGAAGCTGCCGATGTCCACCATCTGCATCGGCTTGAAGTCCGGCAGCGTGCCCTTGGTGGTCCACAGCTGGAAGGTCTCCTCGGCCTCGTCGTAGCCCTTCAGCATCGCCTTCTGCGCGATGTTGGCGAGCAGCAGCGGGAAGTCGCCCGAGCCGTGCGTGAAGGCCAGCGCGATCAGGCTCATGCGATCGGTGCCTGCGTGCTTGACGCCGTTCGCCTGCAGGCAGGCACGCGCCATCTCCACCAGGCTGTGGCCGCGCCACGGGTTGCTGCCGTCGTTCTTGACGAGGCCAGCGCGGATCTCCAGCGCGGCCGCCATTCCCGCCCTGCGCTTGTCGGTCTCGTCCTCGACGGTGACCAGGTAGCCGCTGGTCACCGGCTCGGCGCCGCGTGCCATCGCGTCGAGCAGCCGCGCCTTGGCCTGCACCACCGTGCAGTTCATGTCGGCCAGCGCGGCGTTGAGCACGGTCGGCGCGTCGGTGTCGTTCATGTACGGCTGGAAGGCCGCGCGGATCGACGACTGGCGCTGGTTCTCGGCGCGCACTGCAGCCTGCACGGCTTCCTGCTGGGCAACGGCGTCGGTCGGCATCGGGGCGGTGGTTTGGGTCGGAACGGTCGAGGTCGGCAAAGCGGTCTCCTGAGACGAAGAAATCGAGGGGGTGTGAGAGGAGGGGCGGGCAGCGGATGCAGCAGGCGCAGAGGCGCCGCGGGCTGCGGCCCAGGTGAAGCGGCTGGCGCTTGCGCTGATGGGTAGTGCGGCGGTGGTGGCGTCGGCGAGCTTCTCGTCGACGGCCTGGCCGGCGGTGAACCAGTGATCCTTGCCGTCGGTCAGCCAGGCCATCACGTCGTCGAGGCTGCGGCCGGTCTTGCTCGCGTAGCTCGCGGCCATCGCCTGCGACCACTTGTCGAGCATGTCGGCGTACTCGCGCAGCTCGACCGCGTTGCCAGCCATGCTTCCCCACGGCGCATGGATCATCAGCATCGCGTTCTCGGCGATCTCGATGCGGTCGCCGGCCATCGCGATCAGGCTCGCGATCGACGCGGCGATGCCATCGACCGACACGGTGACGGTGGCCGGGTGGCGCTTCAGCGCGTTGTAGATCGCGATGCCGTCGCTGACGGAGCCGCCGTAGCTGTTCAGCCGGACGGTGATCGTCTCAGCGTCGAGCGCGGCAACGGTCTGGACGAAGTCCTTGGCGGCGATGCTGTCGCCGTACCAGGATTCACCGATGTCGCCGTAGATCCAGATCTCGGCGTGCGGGACGGCGGTGGTGGACTGAGCCGACGCGAGCGGCCGGCGGTGGATGCTGTACCAGGGCGTGGCGCTCATGCGGTGACGGGTGCGTTTTGCATGCCGTCATCGTCGTGCGATCGCTGTCCAGTTTGCGGGGGGCAGGTCGGACGATTTCACCAACCCGATCCGCTTTCACTGCGAGGCGAGCAGGAGTCGCCAGTTTCTCATCGCGCCTACGCTGTGAAATCCTGCTCGGCTCTGCGCGCTGATTGGCGATCCCGGACTGCGCGCAGCCCTCGTTCAAACAATGCATCGGCATCAGGAGATCGAACTAGCTCACGCTGAACTTCCTCGAGATCTTCTCGCGCGATGACGAGAACCCCAAGGTCTAGAGCCGGCCCAGTGTCCGCGTCGACCTGTTCACTCGTCATGGCAGTGACGATGACCGGCAGCACCCGCAGATGCTTCATGTTGGATGCAGCCAGTACCTCACGAACATGGACCGCGCGCGCCGCAAGCTTGGACAACTTCCCCTCAGTTCGTAGCAGGCCGAGCGTGCACTCGACTACCAAAAAGTCCCCCCGCGGCGTCGTCGCAACAACATCGAACGTGTCGCGCGTTTTCGGGTGAGTTCCGAACGACGCGACAGAGAAGCCAAGCGTCCAAAGAAGCCACGAGATCGCAGCCTCGAAGTCATCAGCCGCCTTTCCTTTCGGAGGAGACTCAGGCCGGATGTACGATTTCACCAGGGCGCCCGACGGATCGATCAACGCAAAGATTGCTGCTCGCGGGTTGAAGAACGTTGCGGGGTCAGCACGCCATTGGACGTGATGTGCTTCGTCATCGAAGGACGCAACGCATTGAACAACGGCACCGGCTGGTACTTCGATCTCTCCTATGCCAACAATCACGCGGCCGCGGTCGCTCCAGGTCAAGCTCGATCCGCCTATTGCGCCGCGCTTGACGACATTACCTTGGTGAACCACACGGAAGCCGATCTTCGCGCGCACACGATCAAGCGAAGCAGCCATGCAAATTCCTAGGCTTGCGCGGGTGCCCACAACGGCAGATTCGGCAAGCACCTCGATTACCGATCGAGCAACGACCTCAAAGAGGGCACGGTCCCCGTGCAATGCACCTACACCGTAGTCCGTCGCGAGTTCCTGCACGGAGTCGTACGGTACGTCTGCAGCCCTGAGCAACCAGTCCGAATCAGGTTGCGGCAGCAGATTGGCATAGTGCCCCCCACCTACGGACAGAACCGCAAGTCGACTGCCGGAGTTGAGGCCCTCCGGATGAAGCAAGGACGGTGGAGCTATGAAGACTCCCACCTGCTCGGTACTTGGCAATCGAATACAGCCGCATCCAGGTGCATTGAATCCGGCAGCAGATGCCAGCGAGCGAGCGACCTCTTGCGCATCGCATCCAGCAGTACTCAACGAGATTTCGTGCGCCTCGATTCGACCTGAGCGAAACGATTCCTTGCATTCTCGGTCTGCGCCTACATCAAGGTAGAGACGCATCGCGACTGCTTCCAGAGCTTCGCCAGTGCGCACGCCAACAACATGCAGGCGAATGCTTGCATAGGCGCTGCTCCACTTGGTGATGGCGGAGAAATATGACTCGAGCTGTCGCTGACTATGCTCATCCATAGGGATATGGCCTCAGTAGATCGACTACACATTCTGTACCCTGCGTCTCCCCCTTGCACCCTGCCGCTTCACTGCTCGTTCATCTTTGGCAGATCAGATACACCGTCGAGCGGGCCAGCCCGAAGAGGGCGCAGAGTTCATCGATGTTGCGCCCGTTGAACAATGCCCGAATCCTGGCATTCCGAGCCCTGCGATCGGGGGCCGGCACATAGATGTCATCACCGCCGAGGCGTGCACGCAGACCTTCGACAATCTCGCGCGCCATCGCGCCGGCCCAGGGATCGCCCACCGACAGCCGCTCTCGCACGATCTCCGTCATCTCCTGTTGCCACAGCGCGGCGTGATCGATCCGAATGCGCTCGGGTTGCGGCGCACGCTCCGGCACGATTTCATCGAAGAGGCAAAGGTTCACAGGCGGTTGGTCCATGCGTCGCTCGCGATAGGTGACAGAACGGGTGAAGGTGCCGGCCGGACGGTTGCGATGGAGTTCAACGCGGCTGGTGCGACTGCCAGTGCTGGCGTCTTTACGGGCGCGGTCTCCATCGCCATCGGCACCGCGAAGAGGTCCGGCTCGAGTCCGGCTTCGAGCCGCGCCCACAGCTTGTCGCTGAGCGCGTGCAGTCCGAGCATCTGCGCGCAGAACAACGCGTACACCGTGCAGTCGAGCTTCTCGTTGCGCTTGCCCGCCGGCTTCAACCAGCGGTGCTCCTCGCCGCGGCCGGTCTTCACCAGCATCCGGCTCTCGGCCGTGAGCTGGTCATAGAAATCGGCCGCCAGCTCACGTGCGAAGTGCACGTAGCCTGGCCCCGGTTGGCTCACCTGCAGGCGCCCGTACAGCAAATCCTTCGCGGTGTCGGTGCCAACGTGCCACAGGCGCACACCCTTGCGGACCGTCTTGCCGCGCTCATTCACGTCGACCAGCACGCTCGCGCTCTTGATCGGCCGGCCCATGCGCGTCTCGCCCCTCACGGCATACAGGTTCTGGTTCGGCCGGTTGCGCACGAAGACGTAGCACTGGTGGGTGAAGTGCCCGCCCGTGTCGATCGCCACCGCGTCGGCCGACATCTCGACGCCGCACACGTGCCGGTAGGTCGCCTTGATCGCCGGATCCAGCTTCAGATCCCACTCGCGCTGGTCGGCCGGGTTGCCGTAGAT